CACGACTGGTGGGGCTTCTGGTTTAGGCATTGCGCAAGGTTCGGCTTTACCTGCTGGGGGTTTTAGTGCTACAGGTACTATACCTACTACTACTGCTGGTCCTGGCAACTTTACGGGGTACGCACCTCAACTATCTAATAAAGCATTGGGTATAACTGCTGGTGGTAGCGCTTTAGCAGGTGCTATGGGGGCGGAACAAAATCAATTTGGCACTCCGCCAGAGGAAGAGTACAGCGGTCCTTTAAGCAAATTTAAATACGACCCAGATAAATTTACGGCTTCTGAACCTACCTATGCCCCTGGTAGTGTATACCGCCCGACTTATGCTGCTGAGGGGGGAATTATGCAAGCCTTTCAAGCAGATGGATCTGTTGATGATGAATCTGGAATGGACGAAGCCCGTGGAATAACGCAGGGTAACTTGCAAAAAGGATTGTTTGGTCGGGGTTATGCTCCTGGCGGCATGGTTGATCCGTCTATAGGTATGGCAGCACAGCAACAATCTAGCCAACAAAGCATGGGGTCACAAGGTATTGATAGCCTTATGGGTAACAAGAAACGCATGTTAACTAAGGAACAGATGGATGCTGTTGCTTTGCAGGGTATGTCTAAAGAGGCTATGCAAGATGTTTATGGGCAAATGGCTGCTCAAGGTTTAGCTAAAGGTGGTCAGTTGGGGGGATACTCAGATGGTGGCAGAATGCTTAAAGGTCCTGGTGACGGTATGTCTGATGATATTCCTGGCGTTATTGGTAACAAACAGCCTGCCAGATTGGCTGACGGGGAATTCGTGGTTCCTGCTGATGTGGTCTCACATTTAGGTAACGGTTCTACCGATGCTGGCGCTAAACAACTATACGCAATGATGAACCGAGTGCGTAAGGCTCGCACTGGTAATTCAAAGCAAGGCAAGCAAATTAAACCAGCTAAATACATGGTTGCTTAATGAAATTAACGGTTCAACCAGTAGGGGTGCAGTATGTCCATAAGATATGGCCTTTAGTAGAAGAACTGTTTGAAAAAGCAAATAAGTACGACACTGGGGACTACACCCTAGATCAGATTAAAGGTTTACTGGCTGCTGGTTCGTGGGTATTATTAGTAGCAACGGACGAAGAAAATACTATCCATGGGGCAGCATCCGTTAGTTTTTATAATATGCCTAATTATCGGGTTGGATTTATTACTGCAATGGCTGGTAAAGCAATTGTGACTGAAGATGTTTATGGGCAGGTTTGTAGCTTTATAAAGGCGAATGGGGCTACAAGAGTTCAGTGCGCTGCTAGAGAATCTGCAGCCAGACTGTATAAACAAGTTGGTATGATTGAGCGCCACATTATTATGGAAACGAAGCTATGAGCTTTTTAAAATCTAAACACAGCGGTTGGTTATCCGACGGTACACGTACTCCTTTTATGGGTGGCGGCGGCGGTGGTGGTCCCCCAGCTCCTACTCAAACAAACGTCCAAAACTCTAATGTGCCTGAGTATGCTCGCCCCTATGTTGAGACAATGCTCGGTTCTGCCCAGCAACAAATATATGACTATGACCCATCAGGTACTCCAACTGGGTTTAAACCCTATACCCCATATGGCGCCACAGTAGATGCCGCTGGCAACATTACTAATACAGCGCAAGAACAAGCTAATGCGGCAGTAGCCCCATTTAGCCCACTACAACGTCAAGCCCAAATTAATGCGGGTAGTGTTGGTATGCCTGGGCAGTTTAATTTAGGTACTGGGTATCAAGCCTTTGGCGGTGCAGGTGCTTTAAATGCTGGTCAAAATTACATGGGTATGGCTACTAACCCTTACGCACAACAAGCGTTTATGTCGCCTTATATGCAAAACGCAGTAGATGTGCAAAAGAATGAAGCGTTTCGTGATGCACAGATTCGTAATTTAGGTGCCAATCTGGGTTCGGCTCGGCAAGGTACATACGGGGGTGCTCGTCAGTTATTGTCAGAACAAGAAAGAAACCGCGGGTTACAGACTCAATTAGGTCAGATTCAAGCTACTGGCACACAAAAAGCCTTTGAAGCCGCACAACAAGCCCAACAGTTTGGTGCTAACTTAGGTTTACAGGGTTATGGACAAGCCGTTGGTGCAGGTACTGCACTAGGTCAGATGGGCGGACAGCAGCTTGCAGCACAGAGAGGTATTATTGATTTGCAGTCTCAAATAGGTGGGCAGCAACAAGCCCTTGAACAGCAAAAAATTAATCAGGCTGTTCAGAATTATGCTGTACAGCAACAATACCCAATGCAGCAACTGGCTGCTATGTCGGGTTTACTCCGTGGTTTACCGTTGCAATCGGTTACTACACAGTCTTATCAAGCTGCCCCTTCAGCGATTTCACAAATTAGTGGTCTTGGTTTAACTGGCGCTGCAGCATATGGTCTGACGAAAAAAGAAGGCGGCATCATTAAGTCTTACGCCGAGGGCGGTTCGGTTGAGGGTACAGAAAACTTTTCAAGCGGTGGTATTTCTCGTGATGTGCTGTTAAATCCTGATAAGTATTCTGCAAAAACTATCGACCGTAGTACTAAGAACGGAGTCATCAATGACATCGTAGGTCTTGCTGCATTGCAACAGAAGAACCAAGAAGCTAAAGAACGTCAAGCTCAGATGGCGATGGCACAGGGTACACCCCCTACGGTTAAGGATCAGATCATAGCCGAAGCCCAGCAGCTCCAAGGTATTGATACCGCACAAAGTAATTTGCCCACTGAATACGCTGGTGGCGGTATTGTTGCGTTTAGTGGTGAGGAAGGTAGCGAAGTAAAAGAACCTAAAGGTTACTTTGAAAGAATGAGAGAAAGATTTGGTAGGGCTAGAGAAAGCACTACAACGATTCCCGATATGCCAACTTTCATGGGCATCCCGTTGTTTGGTTCTGCTGACGCTAACGTAGACCGCAAGGTTCCTCTTATTGAACAAGGTGCTCCCGCTATTCCAGCCGCAGCGCCCGCTAAACCCGATACAGGTATTAAGATTCTTCCCAATGAGCCTAAAGCTAAGCCATCAATAATGAATGAGCCAGCGCCTGCTAAAGATACTGGTATGAGTGGTATTGACGACCTGATTCGTCAATCTATTGGCGATATAAGAACAAGTGGCGAAGCATCTAAAGATGCACGTAAAGAAGCTAAGCTCATGGCTATGCTCCAAGCGGGTCTTGGTATTATGGGTGGCACATCACCGTATGCTGCGGCTAACTTCAAAGGCGCTATGCCTGCTATCCAAGGATACCAAGAAGAAATGCGTGGCATTCGTGGTGACGAGGCTAAACAGATTGCTCAAATCGCTGCACTTAACCTTAAAGGTGCTGAGCTTAAACAAGAGCTCAAGAAGTTGGGTATCTCCGAGAAGTTATATAACGCACAGGCTGATTACTACAGGGCTCGTGCTAGGGCTCCGATGGGTACGGCTGGTCTTGGTGGGGCGGTTACGCCTGAAGTTTCCCGTAAAGTCGTGCAGGAATACAGAGGCTATGCAGCTAATCCAACTCAGGCACCATTCTTCTCGTCTTTACCAAAAGATGTTCAGACGGGATTAACTAAGTACAAGCCTGGCACAGAGTCGTACAATCGTTCTATGGAAATATTTAGACAATTTTCTAATAAAGAAATGATGAACGAACTAAATTTCTACGGGTCACTGAATAGAAAATCAGCCGCTGCAACAGCAGACGACCTTCCATAATAAGGAGTAGTTATGCCACGGGTAGAAATTCCTGGAGTAGGTATTGTCCAGTTTCCTGACAATATGCCGCAAGATCAAATTATGGCTCGGGCGGAAGCTATGCAGAACCAAGCTAAACAGCCTTTGCTTGATCCTCGTGAACTAGGTATTGGGCAGCTTGTTAGTGGTGGTTTTAGCCGTGGTATAGAAGGTTTAAAAGGTACAGCCTTCGACCTTATCCCAGCATTGGGCGCATCTATTATTGGTAAAGACGCTTACGCTAAAGAGCAGCTTAAAGAATACAAAGACCGCATGGCGGCACAGGAAGAACTTACTCCTACAGCGTTTAAGTCGTATAAAGATATTGGCGGTGTAGGCGATGCCTTTAGTTTTGGTGCAGAAACACTGGGTGAAATTGGTCCAGATATTATTTCATTTTTATTAGGTGCTGGAGCTGGTACTGTCGCAGGTAAGGCGATTGCTAAGAAAAGCCTAGAGAAAGCCGTTACCGCTCAAGCTGCCGAGACTGCAGCTAAACAAGGATTAACCAAAGAAGCAGCGGGTGAATTAAAAGATAGGCTATCTGCCCGTGCTGTTCAAGGTGCTGTAGGTCAAAAAGCTACTGAGATTGGTGCTAACGTTGGTTTACAAACAGGTTTATGGGGTACATCATTAGGTACAAACATTCCTGATGTATTTAATAGCGTATATGAAAACACAGGCGAATTAGCCCCAGGAATAGCACTAACAATTGGTTCGCTGGTCGGTGCTTTAGATACCTATTTACCTAGTAAGATCCTAAAGCAGCTTGGCCCTAAAGGCAAAGAACGTATTGCTGCTGAGATGTTAAACAAGTCTGAGCTTGTTCCAGTTAACTTTAAACGCGCTTTTGTTGGGCAGGTACTTGGTACTGCGGGTGGTGAAGCACTGACTGAAGCCGCTCAAGAAGCCTTGACTTTAGTTGGTTCGCAAATTGCTGGTGATAAAGACCCCTTCTTTTCCCAAGAGAACATTGACAACATCATTACCGCATCCCTTAAGGGCTTTATCGGTGGTGGTACGATCGGTGCCCCTGGTGGTGCATTAGAAGCTAAACGCATGAAAGACGAGCGTGGTCGTCAAATAGCCGTTCGAGATGCCTTACTCCAACAACAGCAAGAAGCACAAGCTGCCGCTGAAGCGCAAGCTGCTACACCTCGTTTAGGTTACACACCACAAGCTATGCAGGTAACGCCAGAGGGTCAAGCCATGACCCCAGAGCAAGCGGAAATACTTCGGGCACAGCAAGAACAGGCGGCTTTTGAAGAACGTGCGGGTACCCAGCCAGTAGAAGGTTATCAGCCTGATCTGTTCCCAGACGAGCTTCAGCGTGCTCAAGCACAAGAATCGGTACAAGGATTACCCCCCACAGTTGACCAAGCACTAGCTGGTCCTCCCGTAGCACCAGCCGAGTTCAGCACCGTCTTAGATGCTAATGTATTAAAAAGAACTGGTCTCAAGCCGCAGTCTGGTTTTTACAAAAAACTTCTTGGTAAAGATATGGCTGACCCAGCCCAGCAACAAGAAGTTGCACGGGTATTGGCAGAAATTCGCACTAATCCTAATTTATCGGATTCGACCAAAGAAGCTACCGAACGTGTAGCTATGCAAGCGTTTAACGCTTTAGCTACGCAGACCGAAATGGTTGGTCCCCGTGGTGGTATTTTAAGAGAGGTAAGTTATGGAAGAAATCAACCTAGACCATCTGTCAGTGAAGCAGATCGAGAGAGCGTTCAAGTACCTGACGAATCCGTACGAGAGGAACCTACCGCAGGAGTTGGAGAACCTGGACAAGAAGGAGTGGTACCAACTGGAGTGCCTCCTAGTGAGCTTAGAGACGGAGAAGCAGTTCAGCCAAGTACATTAAAACCAGCTACCGTTGTTAATACTGCGCAAGAAGTTAGATTTGGAGATAGCGGATCTAAAGGGGCTCTGTTTACTTTAGATAACGGTAAGACTGTAGAAATTACGCAATATAGCCCTAATGAATGGATTGGTCCTAATGGTGAGGATTTAGGCGCTACTTTAGAAGAAGCTGCAGCAACCGTAATAGCAAGAGAGACTACAGATCCTATACCAGCGATGGATGAAAATCGCCGTGTAGAGTTAGTAAAAGCATTGAAAGAAAAAGCTACGCAGCGTAAAGAACGGGAAGAACGTAGAAAAAATAAAGTTGTTGATTTGGCTGACGAAAGAAAGGCTAAAATTGAAGAAGAAGAAAATCGCCTTGATGATGAAGACGATGCTTTGGAAGCTGCGGAACAAGCTGCGCTTCAAGCTGAACTCAAAACCGAAATGGGCAGTGAATCTGCGCCAGTGGTGGAAAAAGGAAAGACTAAACCTGCTCTTAAACTTATTAAAGGAGCTGGCAAAGGAGCTACTGAAGCAGTACCTACTGCGCTTACTGAGCCTTTTACTGAAGTCGCCGTTACCAAAAAACCTAAAGCAAAGGCTGCTCCTAAAGCTGCTAAGCCTGTAAAAGAGAAAGCTCCCGAGGGAACTGCAGAGTTCCAAGAGCTGGGTCGCCCAAGCAAAACCGACTTCAACAGTTTCATTAGCCGTGGCTATATGGGCTTTGCTAAAGATGATGTTACCGATATTGACGACAATATTAAGGTTACAAACCTATTAAACAATCGTGGGATGCTTAACGCAAGCACCACAGCCGCTAAGGTGTACTTTAGCAAGATGCCTCGTATTGTAGATAACCTTTTAAATATTGCATATGACTTGGCATTCAACACCAAGCAGTTCCGCACCGAAGGCGAGTCTACTTCTGAGGCACAATTCTTTAACGGCATGAATGGTAAAAATGCCCGCCTTGCTGCAGACTGGGTAGAAAAAAACCTGTCTAAAGAAACAGATAAAAAGTTTCGTGATTTTGTACGAGGCTTTGAGCGTGCTCGTGATGCGTATAGCGACAAGCAGTTAATGGCTCTTATTATGAATGGCTTGACTGGCACTAAAGATAAAGCCATGGACGAGACTATTCAGGATTACATCGATGCTCAGATGGAAGATTTGGCTAGGGCTAGAAACCGTGCAGAACGTCGTGCTGCTAAGGGCGTAACTCGGGGTGAAAGTGGTATGGCGCTTGATGAAGAAATCAAGAACGCAGGTTTAAAGAAGATTACTGAGTCCGCTGTATTCCAAATAGGTCAGCCACTGCACCCAGCTATTATTAGCGCAATCCGTCAGGGCGATCTGCAATCGGCACTAGCTTTATTGGCTGCTAGTTCGGATCGGTTTGTTTCTCGTATAGCTACTCGATTGGCTGGGGCCAACGTTGACACCAACGTAGTTATCCGTGAGAACTTAGTAGATGAAGCAGGAGTTGCTGTTCCTGGTTACTACGATCCAAAGACTGACACCATCTATATTGATGCTAATACGGGCATGAACAGCCATGTGTTGCTACATGAAACAGGTCACGCCGCTACGTCCCACGTACTTGATGATGTAAATAACCCGTTAACACGTCAGCTGCAGCAGTTATTTGATTCGATTAAAGAATCTTTAGGTACTGCATACGGTTCTACTAGTCTTGATGAATTTGTTGCTGAAGCACAGTCAAACCCTGAATTTGTCGGTGTTTTAAAGTCTATCAACCCTAACGGTGGTAAATACACGGCATGGGATAAGTTTGTTCGTGCGGTTTCTAACTTCATGCGCCGCCTTATTGGTTTAGATTCTAAGCCGCTTGACTCTGCTTACGACCAAGCAGACCGCATAATTGCTGCTATTTTATCTCCTGCCCCTGAGTTCCGTGATGCTGGTGTGTTGTTTGCTTCGGCTAACGCAGGTACGGCGGGTGCGACATTAGACCGTCTTGGCGCTGCTATTGAAGCAATCCCTGGAATGACCCCTGAGCGTGCAGATAATGTGCATGAATTCTTAAAAAACACGGTCGGTGGTAACTTCCGTAACTTCATGTTATCCCTCCTACCGTTAAATGCTTTGGCAGATATAGCTTCACAAAAAGGATTGAAAGAAGCCCCCACAATGGATCGCCTCGTCAATGAGCGCCATGGCTTTGAGTACAAGATGAACCGCTCTATTGAGCCTTTAGTTGAACGTGCCGAGTCATTTGCCAAGACTGAAAGCCCAGCACAAGTTGATCTGTTAAACGAAGTGGTTTACGAGAGTACTATTAATAAAGTTGATCCGACTAAAGACCGCACCGATTACAAAACCCCCGAGTTACAAAAAGAGTACGACAGGGTAAAGGGGATGTACATTAAGCTAGGGGGTCGTGGTCAGGCACTCTATACAGGCATGCGAGACGCATACAAAGCCATGTACGAAGAAGTATTAAAGTCTATTGGTGAACGTATTGATGCGTCTGTTACTGATCCAGATCGGGCCAAACTAATTAAGAAAGACATCTTTGACCGCTTGATTGCAAAAGGCAACATTGACCCTTATTTTCCATTAGCACGTTACGGTAAATATTGGGTGTCTTATACAGCTAAAGATGCTAACGGACAGACTGAGTACTACGTAGAAGCATTTGAAACTGAGCGTGAGCGTGAGCGTAACATTGCCCAGCTAACTAAAGATGGCGCAACAGGTATTGAGAAGTTCTCTAACTTGTCGGAATTAAACTACCGCCGCGTGCCAACGGGCTCGTTTGTAAACAGCGTTCTGCAGATTATGGAGCTCAACAAGGTTCCACCAGAGGCTACCGAAGAAGTAATGCGTTTGTTCCTCAGCACCTTACCTGAGACTTCGTTTGCCCAATCCTTCCAAAAGCGTAAGGAAACCCTTGGCTTTAAGAAAGATGCCGTTCGTGCTTTACGTGAGAAGATGTACCGCACCTCCCATCAGATTGCCAGCATGCGCTATGCCGCTAAGCTAAACGCTGTTCTCGACCAAATGCGAGACTACGCACGGTCAGTTGGTAAGGGTACGGGCGAGGAAGCCCAGCGGGATAATCGTGTAATTAACGAGTATGTCAAAGAGTTTGAGAAACGTATTGCTTATATTAACAACCCAACAGTTGATAAGTGGGCACAGGTAGCTACGTCTATTGGCTTTAACATGACTCTCGGCTTTAACGTGTCGTCTGCCGTAATTAACTTGACCCAAGTTCCGTTAATTCTTACCCCCTATTTGGCAGGTAAATACGGTATGCCAGCTACGATGAAGGCTATTGGCGACGCTTATAAGGTACATTTAAACAGTGGATTTAAGCAGGAAGTAGAAGTGTTTGGCTCTAACGGCGAAATGGTAAAACAGAAAGCCATGCCAGCCTTGGACAACTACAACTTTGATGACCCTAAATTACCCGCAAGCGTACGCCGTCTTAAAACTTTAGCCCGTATAGCATCAGAGCAAGGGCAGTTAAACCGTTCCCAGCTATACGACATCTTGGAAGTAGACGACCGCAAGAATCCTTTATCTAAAGTTAATGCCGCATCAGGTTTTGTATTTCACCATGGCGAGCGCCTTAACCGTCAGGTATCTTTAATTGCGGCGTACAACTTAGAACTGGATCGTCTAAATAGCGACAAGGCTACTAAAGCTGAGAAGGCACTAAGTCAGTTAGAGAAGGAAGAACTTGCTGCTAATAACGCTATTTATACAACTGAGATGACCAACGGTGGTATTGCCGCTGCTTCTGCACCTCGCATTGCACAAGGTTCTTTAGGTAAAGTATTGTTTATGTTTAAGCGCTACGGCGTTTCGATGTATTACATGCTGTTTAAGACAGCACGAGAAGCCTTGAAGAACGAGGACCCAGAAGTACGCAAAGCAGCTATGCGCCAGATTGCTGGTATTTATGGCACTGCAGCATTGTTTGCTGGTGCGCAAGGTCTGCCTTTATTTGGTATTGCTGCGATGGTATACAACCTGTTTGCAGACGATGACGAGGATGACTTTGAAACCGCAACCCGTAAGTCTTTAGGTGAGTTCATGTATAAGGGCTTATTCAACTACGTAACCAACGTTGAAATCGCTAGTCGTACAGGTTTAAGTGACCTGATTATTCGTGACTCGGGTAAACAAGACTCTCAGACAGTTGCTTTAACCATGATGGAGATGCTGGGTGGTCCTGTTTATGGTGTGGCATCTAAGGTTGAACGGGGCTTAAATATGATCCGTGAGGGTAACGTACAGCGTGGTATTGAGAACATCCTACCTACTTCACTTGGCAACATTATGAAGGGTGTACGCTACGCAACCGAAGGGACCCGCACTCTCCGTGGTGATCCAATCACAGGAGAAGTTAATGGTTGGAATGTTGCAGCGCAAGCGTTTGGTTTTGCACCAGCCGATTATGCTCGCCAGCTAGAAATTAACTCCCGCCTAAAAGGTATTGATAAGCAGGTTAATACCCAGCAGTCTAAACTCAAGCGCCAGTATTTTGTTGCTAGTCGTTTAGGCGATCAAGAAGAAATGAACGACATTCGGGATGAGTTGATTGAATTAGGTAAGAAGCACCCTGGTTTAGAGATCAATGCCGCTACGATTAACGACGTGCTGGATAGGTCTATGAAAGCCCAAGAGCGTACTACAAAACGTATGATTAATGGTGTTGCTTATAGTCCTAAGATGCTCAAAGAGATTGAAGAACACTTACGAGAGTATGAAGGAAGATAAAAAAATCCCCACGGTTAGGTGGGGATTCAAGGGGTTCCTCACGTCTGGAGAACTAGCAACAGGAGAGTTGCCTAGAAAGTATATTACAGAATCCGCCAAAAGCGCATCCCTAATTTTCCAGATTCGATCCGATCAAAGCCTTTGATTCGCATTTGCTTATTGTTTGCAACTTTTTGCATCTGTTTGTTTAACCTTGTTAAGTTAACCGCAGGAATAAAAACTGAAGTGCCTATCTCAAAAGCACCCCAGTTAATATCAATAACCACTCCGTCAGGACAGACTTGCCCCTCCCTCATCACCCTCAAGGGTAGCCTTGTGTTGCGCTGCTGCGGCGATTTCTTCTTCTCGGTCATCATCTAAGAACCCTTCACAGTTAACCCACAGTACGTCTGCGGAGGGTAGACTCATGCGAGTACCCTTACCCATACGCTTCTTATCAATCTTGGCTTTAGTTCTACCACGTTTCAAAGAGTCAATAAATCCCTCGTAGTTGATTTGTTGTTTGATGCACCATTCTTTCAGGGGCTTCATGTACAGGAACAGCATCTTTAAGTCGTACTCGTACCGTGCTATTAACGAGATACGTGGGGTCGCATCGGGAATAACCAAGTGGTCTAAGTCGTTCTTACCTATGGTGCGGGCATCCTCGGTACTCTTAATACGGAGCACGTTGTTGTAGTTCTCGGCAAGGTAGTTAGTCAGGGTAGTCTCGGCATCAACGTCCATGGACTTCACCTGCTCTTGCAGTAAACCGACTACGTGCTTGAGCCATCTAACCGTGTTGCCAATGTCGTAGTTAATTAAGCCGACCTTCTTAGCCACCATCAAACCCATAATGCCGTCCGCCACCAATACGGAGTGGAATCGGTCCGCAGGTGTAAAGCCACATGCCTTATCAAGTTTCTGCTGTGTTGTCTTGTACAGAGCCTTGATACCCTCAATGTCATTCATCACATACTGCAGGAACGGCAGAGCTGCATGCCCGTAGTTATTCAGAATCTTCTCGCTGAGTTCGTCGGTTTCGACTTTATCAAGACCTGGAACAGGCTTAGCCCTTACTTCGAGGATACGCATTGCCTCTCCTTTTGGGAGCGCTTTATACGTACCAATCTTCTCCATAACACTTGTGTTGCCTGTACTTACTCCAGTCTGTTTCCAAGGCTCTTCGCCACGGGTGCGTTCTTGATTCGACGACCCACTCATACGGTTTCTTTGCGAGCCTGACGTGTACTGATACACAAAGTCGCTTAGTTCTTTAGCCGTAGAGTTTGTAACCTCATCCATTGGCAGGAAGATGTTGTTGTATAACTCGGCACGGTTCATCTTGGATGCCGCAGTATCGGCTTCTTTTAGAACTATCTTGGTTGGATTACCCCAAACACTAGCCCCTGCATACAGCGCAGTAGTCTTACCAATACCCGAATCAGGACTAAAGACGTGCAGTAATGCACCGTTAACTGACGTGAACTTACTAAATATTGAACCGAAAGCCAATCCCAGCACGAACTGATGCACTTCCATTCCTGGCTTATTGTAAAAAGCCATGGCTTCTTTCCACCTATCCAACGAGCCTTTGTGTTCAAAAGCCGAGAATAGCTGGGCGGTAGCCGCAGATGGGGGGTTGTGGTCTACACGGTCTGCACGAATCTCTTTGTCGCCAAGAATGAAGGCTTCGCATTTATCGTCAGTCCAGCCGAATTGTCTACGAGCAGTGTCCGCTTTAGAACTATATTGCATATGGTTTACCCAAGTTGTTACGTACGACATAATCTCGTCTGTCTTTACTACCGCTACGCCATGCGATGACATGTATTTGCGTATTTCGTCTTTAGATGTAACCGCAGATAGCGGTATTGTGAATTCTTTAACACCGTCTTTTGGTAGGTGTAATCGAACGACTACGGCTTCTCCGACATCGGAGTCCAATAAACGACGTGTTACATACAAGTCGTTGTGGTAAATCATTACTTCTACGTTGTCTTCTTCCTTGATAATGCGCTTGAATATGCCCCCATTCTTACCGCGGAAGTACGGCTCAGGGTATTTCGGTATAACGTATGTCTGTGTGTGCCCTTGGTCTACGTCCGCTGGGCTATCTTCTACTATATTGTCTTCGTCAGATGCTTCCTGTACTTCACGACCCAGCACGATAGGTGACTTCAGCACCCCTTTATTAGGGCATCCGTCGCACCCGCCTGGGTTAAATTCTTCAAACTTTACGCAGGTATATGGTCCGCCTTTGATGTTGCGTACCTTGCGATCAGCAAATTCAGGGCTGTATTCGGGGTGTCCCGAGGATAACTTTTCAATCGCTTTTTCTGCATCAATACAAAATTTGGCAATAGATAGTCCTGCTCTCCACATCGGTTCCGACATGGTTGCTTGGTTCTCATAAATATACTTTAACTGCTGGCATCCGTCACCGTCTTTGGTGCGCATCATGATAGTTCTAAACCGATTCGTGTAATTACCTAGGATCGCCTTGGTAACTTCATCCATTTCTCCTCGTGGGATATAGGATGGTCTGACTAATATAGGTTCCCCTATAACATCTTTTAGTGTGTCTATCTCGTATGAGCTACATGAGCTACCGATTAACGCAACGTCTCGGGCTTCGTCAAGTTTAAAGTTCGAGGTTCCTGGAACTCGTAGGATTCGTACCGAGTCTGCTGTAACTACGGGGTCAGCAAACAGGTCATTATCGTCACACATCTTTTTTAGCTTCTCAGCTAGGGGCAACCATTCCCCCCGTGATACGGGCTCGGCTAAAGGCCAATAGGCGTGTATACCCCCACCAGAGTTAACTAGTGCTGGTTTTGGCATCTTGGTTTCTTTACAGAACGCTTTTAACCCAGCAACAGCTTCTACCTGTGTTGGATATGGCTTACCTGGCCCGCAATCAAGATCAATGAACAACGACCTAAGTTGTTTAACGTTTGCAGTTTTACGTGACTTTCCATCTTCGAACGTAGCCAATGCGTAGTACGCATCATAACCCTCGTTCTTCAAGTTTTCAGCAACTTTGACCGCATCTTCGAGTCGCTGAAAAAACTTTTGGACAGGCTTGTCCGAGTCTTTCTTTAACCCAACTATGCAGTAGTATCCATCGTCTCCGAGGACTTGCTGTAAAAATTCTAAATTGTTCATAGCCACCTTTGAAGGTGGGGCAGGTGGTTGTTTATTCCACCCTTTAAGTATTCAACACCCCAAAACCGTTATTTAAGCATCATCCCATTCGCCAACTAGGTCTTCTAGTTTAGGCTCTGCCGCAACTGCGGCTTTCTTAGGGGGAGCTTTCTTCGGTTCTTCAATTTCTTCAGCTTCAACTTTCTCAGCTTTCGGTGCGGCTAATGCGTTCTTAACGGCTGGCTTATCCTTCACACCATCAGTTTGTGCAACGGTCATTGTGATCGCATTGATCGCTTCTTGTGAATCCTTGAGGTTCTGAATCTCGTTGAATTCTTCTTCCGTCACAGGGCGCACTGGCTTGAATATCAGCTTAGGTGTTGGGCTTGCTGTATCAAAACGCATCTCGGTAACAACACCAGTAATCGGTGTGCCGTGGTTCTTGAGATGACGAGCATATGCTTGCAAAGGTAACTTACCTTTTTCGCCATCACCGAATACAGATGTTGGTGGCAATACTAGCTGATACACTTCGCCTTTATCAATCTCACCGTCAATCACAACTGCCAAGCGTTGCTGATAGCGGCATGCACGGCTATCGCCTTGACCCGAACCCTTGATGTTTTGTGGGCAAGTTAAGCAAGTAGCTGACTGCTTTTCCTTGGACTTCTCATCAGGGCGTTGGCTATCAGACGACCAGCACACAGGTGATACGGTCTCGCCTTCAACGTAGGAACCCGAATAAAACACACGGGAGACCTTTGGTGCGGCTTTGATAATCACCACGTTCATAGAACGTTCTTCCGATACACGGTACTCTTTGCCGCCGATAAACTCACGGAACACGCTACCTTTGATGCTAAGACGACGTGAGCCTAGGCTTTCACCACCAGCAAGTGCATTGGTTGCATCATCAGATGCAGTTTTTAAATACGATGGTAAACCACCTTTAAATAGAGTCATTTCACTCATGCTAATTCTCCTTAAATATCTTCGTCAGGGTTAAAGTTAAGAGCCATTTGGGTTGATCCTGCAGGTGCTTGCACCGTTAGGCTACCGTCGGCTTCTTCTCGTACTAGTTCTCCGCCATTGAGTTTCCGCAAGGCTTGCTCCACTTCGTTAATCTTGAAACGATATACACCGCCCAGTTTTAACGCAGGGATTAAGTCTTGGCGAATCCACGAACGGACTGTCGATACAGACACGGCAAAATGCTTAGCCACATCTTCTATCGGGACAAACGCTTCATCCACCATTTTTGCTCCTTTTTACTGTTACTGAATACTCCATGTTTGAGTTAAGTCCAGGCGGCAGTAAGTCTGGATTCTCCTCTAAAAATACCCTCATATTGGTCTGCTGAATTCGCTTTTCCAATAGTTCAGGCACACCATGTTCAAGAATGAACTTGCCCATAGATTCCCAATCCGATGTGGTGTACTTAGTCCTTACGGTGCGGTACACGGTTCCTGCATCGGTTCTTAAACTCTCGACCCCCAATGACTTCATGTGGTTGAGGATGGCTGTTTTCACAGTCCCCATGTCATTCTCTAATTTACCTACTTGGTTTTCGAGTTCTGCTTCTAGTTCTGCCTTCTTATCACGCATCTTGATGTAGATACGGGTAAGTTTTTCTAAAGGCACTGCGGCCTGTGATTCTACTTCGTCACTCATGGTACTCTCCTGTTAAAGACGATAACGGCTTGGTATTATTCTCGCTATCGGTGTTACTACTGTACTATCAAACGTTAACTTAATCAAGTAAATTCTTGTAAAGTTCAACTAACTTTACGTGATCTTCAATACGGTTGTCAAGCATTTTGTATAGGTGTTTCTCCGCATTTGAACCCTGTAATCGTACTACCGTGACGGGATGCCTCTGTCCCGCCCTATGCGCCCTTGCATTAGCTTGAGCGTATGTTTCTAGGCTTGGGGTCGGACCCCACCAAATAACCGTGTCAGCCGCCGTTAAAGTGACTCCATGAGCCGCCGCTTGCGGTTGGATAATCAGGATACGGGGGTTGGGTGTTTCTTGGAAGTTCTTAAAAATCTCGGCTCGCCTGTGTGCTGGCACGTCGCCGTTAATGATCTCGGTGGTAAACCCATCGGCTTGTAGCTTCTCAGAAAGAATCTTGATGGTGTTCTTAAACGGTACGAATATCAGGGCTTTCTGCTTGGTTTCATCCAGCACTTCCCGCATGACCTTATAACGGTTCTTGATGTCAAACTCAAGGGTCTCACCCGAATCCGAATACACTGCTCCACAGGATATTTGCAGAAGTTTGCTCATACCTACTGCCGCATTGACCGCCGTGATCTGCTCGCCTACTGCTGATACCACCAACTGCTTGCGTAGTAACTCGTAGTATTTCTTTTGCTGTGGGGTGAGTTCGACTTCACGGGTTACGTAAATCAGTTCGGGCAGGTCTAAACATTCTTCCTTGGTGAACCGTATGGCAGGTTGCAGGGCTTCGTGAACAATCTTCTCGGCATTGGGTCTGTTTACCCAACGGAACTGCGATACCTTGTACATCACCATGTCTTTGAAAGCCGAGTAGAACTTAGGCACATTCTTGGGGCTAACTAGTTTAGCCAAGCCGTAGGCATCCACGGGGGACTGGGCGGCAGGTGTACCCGTCAACATCCACAGCCATGTATCAGGTTTGAGGATTCGGTTTAATGTCTTCCAGCGGGTTGTCTGTGCGTTCTTGTATGCGTTCGCTTCGTCAATAACAATCAGGTCAAAGCCCCCGTTGGCTATGTCTTCCTGCACAATCTCCACACCGTCGTAGTTAATGATGACGAACTCGGCATCGGAGTTAATAATTCGTACCCGCTTCTCACGGCTACCGTAAGCTATGTCCACATGGCGGTGCATAGCGAACTTAAATAGGTCTGCTCTCCAAGCTGAATCCATAATGGATAAGGGGCAGATAACCAACACCCGCTTGATTCGCCCAATTTTCATCAGGTAATCAGCCGCCCATATAACCGAACCTGTTTTGCCAGTACCCTGCTCGTTAAGGCAGAAGGCACGGGGGTTCAAGGTTAGAAAGGATGCGGTAGT